ACCCGCTACGACAAGCTGCTCGCCACCTTCATGGGCTTCGTCAAACTCGCCGCCATCGCCATCTGGCTCAAATAGTTAAATCGTCACCACGGCCTAGAACGTAGAGATCTACGTTAGAAGAAGAAGGAAGAAAGGAAGTGGTATTATGGTGCTATTCATTGGAACACGCACCGTGACGTGACGGCAAGAGCCGTCCCGCACGGTGCTGCCGTCGACCCGCAGCTCGTCTCTTGCAGGATCCCATAGGACCATGACGCATGGGTAGGATCCTGCGGGAGAACAGCGCATGGCCGGTTCCAGTAAATCATCGAGACTGAGGACGCGGGCATGGAGGCGCCGTGGTGCCGAACTCGGGCGGCCTGAGCCGGTACACGTCGCCAGGGCGCTGCTCGACGCTGTCGCCGAGGCTCCGCCAGAGGTCCTGGCTGCGCCAGGAGCCGTAGAAATCCTCAACGGCATGTTCGACCGGCTGCACGCTCTCGGATTCCATCCTGAACAGACGCGCTACGTACTCCTGACTGCCCGTCGCCGCGCCCGCAGGACTTCCGCGACGAATTCCGATCACGGCTTGCCGGCCAACCCCACATAATCATGTCTCCGCCACCCACAGCCGGAGACGACCGCCATGCCCGCCTTTCGCCGCGACGAACCAGCCGACCTGCCGTTTTTGTACATCGACGCCGAGACGATCCCGTCGCGCGACCCGGCGGTCTTCGACGAGATCGCCGAAAAACACCTCCACCCCGCCAACAACGCCGTCCTTCCGGAAATCCGCCCGGCGGCTAACCTTCGCGATCCGATCAAAATCCAGCAAGACATTGAGGCTCGAAAGCTTCGCGCTCAAGCGGATCTGGAAGAGAGAATTCGAAAAGCGGAAGACGCATTCTCTGAAGCGGTCAAGGCAACGGCGCTGTCAACGTGTGACGCGCATGTCGTTTCGTTGGCGCTCGCCGTCGGAGAGGGTGAGGTTGTCGCCGCCCACGTCGGACAATTTATCGACACCAGCAATGAGGTAATCGATATCCGCAACCTCGGTTTTGAGTGTCTCGTGCGCGCCGAAGAGAGGCTGCTGGAGGCGTTTTGGGGTGCAATTTCCGACGCCGCCGGAGAGAGCCGATCTGCCATACCGGTCGGGCACAACATCATCGGATTCGATCTTCCGCTTCTCCGGCAGCGCAGCATCATCCTCGGTGTCCGCCCGCCGACCTGGTGGCCGGTCGACCCGGCGCCGTGGAGCAAGGATGCTGTTGACACGATGGTGGCGTTCAGCGGCAAGAATGGAAGGATCGGCCTCAAACGCCTCGCCGCCAAGCTCCGCATCCCAGTCCCACCGACCAAGGGATCTGATGTCGCCGGACTCGTCGCTTCCGGTCGCCTCGACCTCGTCAGTTACTATAACGGTGATGATGTCAGGCTCGTCCGATCCGTCCACCGCCGGATCCAGTTCCTCGACCCGCTCTCCTCCGATATCGAGGCGCTGCGCATCTCAACCGGTCTCGTCCAGTCGTCTGCTGCGTCCGACATTTTATCGACCGTCGCCGACGCCGGCACTGAGCCTCATCCGGCTCACTCCGTCGAAAATGAGCCTGTATCGGCTCAAGCCGCCCCGCCTGCCGACCTCTCGACCCCCCCCGACTCCGACCCCCTCGACGACCTGCTCGCCACCGTCCCCACCCCCGCTGCGGCCTGACGTCGATGGGCTGGCCGTCCTCCTGGCTCACATCTCGGAAATCCGTCGGGGCCGCTCAGAAATCGGTCCTGCCGAATCCACCGAGGCCACGGCGGCGGATGGAGAGCCACGAGGACCCGGTGCATGCCGCCGTCGCAGAGGTGCTGCGGCTGTGCCTGCGGCCAGGGTGGATTTGGTGGTCGACGCCATCGCAGGGCCAGAGGTCGCACCGGCAGCAGCGAAGGCTCAAACAGCAGGGGATGGTCGCCGGGATCAGCGACATCATCCTGATCTCGCCGGAAGGCGTCCTGCACGCCCTCGAATTGAAGCGTGAGCGCTCGACGACAGGCCGCGCCCTTGGCCGCCTATCGCCCGCCCAAACCGCCTGGCTGGCCTCCCTGCCTCCCCCGTGCCCGCGCGCCGTCGCCCACGGTGTCGACGAAGCCCTCGCCGTCCTCCGGGCTTGGGGCGCCATCGGATAAGACCCCGCCAGCCGGCGCACCACCACAGACCGACCCCCGACACAAATCCCGTCTCTATCCCGTCAGCTCGACCGCGGACGGACGATTACCTGTGGGATTCATCGTCTGCAATAGTTCTCGCCAATCCCGTCGGAAATCGCCGCAGTTGTTGTGGCGCAAGGATTCATCGGGCTTGAACAGCGTTCAAGCGGAAGCGGAGGATAGCGGCAGGTCACGGGATTTCCTCGAAGGTCGTTTGCGGCAAATATGTCGGGATTTGGGCAGCATGACTTTCGTATTGACTACCAACAAAATCAGATTGACTATTTTACCCAGCGTGATGACCACGCGGACGCGCCCGGCAGCGGACAGCCGGAGGAGACTGCAGATGACCAAGACCAGACGCTCCATCATGAAGGCCACCTCCCTCGACGGGTTGGCCAACGCCCTCGACGCCGCGAGAGACAAGGACCTCTACGACCTCGGCGTCGACATCGCGGCGTTGCCGACGTTCGGCGGTTACGAGCCGCCGAATACCGACCGCATCTGGTCCTGGGACCAGGACCGGCTGCTGGTCAGCGGGGAGAACGGTGGGTTCAAGATCGTCGACAGGGCCGAGTACTACACCAGCCGCGGCTGGGATCTCCCCGACGTCGCCAACAAGGGCCGCCGTCCGGTCCTGCCGCTGTCCAAGATTTGGCACCCCGCCGCCTGACGGCGTCGCCCCGACCAGCGCCCTTGACGACGTCTACGTCGAGGGCGCGAGCCGGGACGTAACCCGCCAGATTCCCCCCGGCTGGCAAGGAACAACTCACATGAGACTGCAGGAAGCCATTTTGTGGCTGTTCTCCGGGTACCGGAAGCAGCCGATCACCCCCCCGGCCCCCGCGCCGGCTATCGTCGTTGGGAAGCTGCCGTCGGAGCCCCGCCGCGTCCGCATCTTCCACCCGCTCAACGACGGCTACGTCACGCCGCCGCCGGCCCGCGACCTCTTCTCCGCCACCGCCACGCAGCCCCCGGCGCCGTCGACCGCCTCCGCGCCCACGACGACGACCTACTCGACCGAGCCCGCCGTCAAGCGGACCAGGAAGTCCACGCGCGGTTGGAGGAAGCTCACCAACTCGCAGCGGCTCGCCATCCTGAGGAAGTACGCGTCCGGAGAGCGGATTGGAGAGATCGCCACCGCCCTTGGCGTGAGCGACACCACCGTTTCTGAGGTGGCGATCGCTCACGGACTCCGTCGTCGGAACCGCCGGAACACCAGCAAGAGGGCCGCCTGATGACCGAGATCACCTACCGCATTGACGACTCCGTCGAGAAGACCATCGCCCTCCCGCCGTGGGCCGCGGTCCCTCCGGGAGACGTCGTTGCCGATTTCATCGGCCATCTCCTCTGGCCCGGGCGCCACGTCGTCGAGATCCTGTCTCCCCGCGCGATTTCCGGTGTCTACGAGGCGTCGATCCACGACGACGGCGGGTCCACCTCCGGCCCGATCATCCGCCGCAACGTCACCTCGATGGCCACGCGCGACGCCATCGTCGCCGAGTACGAGGCCGGCGGACTCGTCGAGGATATCGCTACGGCCTACGGCGTCACGAAAGGCACCGTCTGCGGGCTCGCCAGGAAGGCCGGCCTCCCGCCCAGAAAGGCGTGGACCCGCCGCCGCCCCGCGCCGCCGCCGTCCGACGATGGACCTGCGGCGTCGTCCGCCGGCTGACCTGCCGGACCACCACCACGATCCTCCCCGCCGCCGGACTCAACCAGATCCGGCGGCGGGCAAAATCACAAGATCACCAGCCGGAAGCCGCGAAGATGCCGACCCAAACGAAACAGCCGCCGACGTTGCCGGGCGTGACGTGGAGCGGGAAGGTCACGCAGACGAAATCGTACGGACGCGTTGACGACGAAATGGTCGGCGAGGCGTCGCAGTTGTTTTGGCGCTATTACCGCCCGCAAAAGCAGGCCCTCTACAATATCGGTGTGTCCGTCTTCGACGCGGACGGCTACGGAGCGTGGCGCGTCCGCTGGCGCCCCCGGTACGACGGCGGCCAGCGGTGGCGGACCGATGCCGAGGCCGATGTGGCCGCGCACAAACGCCTTGAAGACACGCTCCAGGACATTTGCGAGTTCCTGATCGTTCAGGATGTCGAATGCGCCACCGAGGCCATCAAATTCGGCCCGCATCCGGTGTTGACTCGGTGGATCGACGTGATCTGCAAGACGGCTTACATCGCGAAAGGCGTGAAGCTCGCCGAAGAGGCGAAGCGCCGCCGCGCGAACGCTGAGCTCTCTCCTTCCGAGCGGGCGGCGCTTTTTGAGCGGGTTTCAGACGCGATCTATAGGCACGGGTTGGCCTTGGTTGGATTTGACATCCTCGGCAAATTCGACACCTGCAGCGTCATAACCTTCGATGATGCCGACAAGATCAACGACAGGCTGGCCCGCGCGAAGAAGCGCGCCACCGAATTTTCGATGGAAGAGGCCGCCGAGAACGCCCACGCGAACTGTCTTCTCACCGACGATTTCGTCCGTGACTGCCTCGTCTATTTGACCGCCGCCGACACCGACAGGGCCTCGATTTCCAACGGAAAAGGTTGGAGCAAATCCGACAGCGAGCGCGGCCATTGGGCCACGGCTGCCATCAATGATCCGGACACCTCCGAGAAGGCGCTCCGCATGGGCCGCCGGCTCATCAAGAAATATGCGCTGACCCAACTCCAGGGCCTCGCCCGCCGGCACGGCATCACCGCCGACATGCTCACATCCACGGAGTCCGTCTGATGCGCTCCGTCGTCTCCCCGCACCGCTACCTGACGCCCAGCGACCTCGACGAGATCCGCGAAGCGCGGGCCGCCGGCTACTCGATCATTCAGATCGCCGAAGCTTACACGCTCGACGTCAGCCGGGCCGCCGCCGTCGTCGCCTCCGTGACCCCGCGCCGTCGCAGCGGACCACGCACCGATTTCCACTCGGCCGAGCCGGATTTCCACTCGAAATCCAGCAACCGCGCCGAGGGAAGTTCGGAGGGGAAATCGGAAATCTAAGAATTCCAACGGTTTTCGAGCGTGTTGAGGCGACGAAAACCAGCGGGATGAACCGGGTGGGCCGGGGGGTTCACTCAGACAGCAAACGTACAAGAGAAGGAAGGACGACAGCGATGAAATTCAAAGCCGACGAACGCGAAAAATGGAAGGCGGCGGTCCTTGCCGCGGCTGCCGCCGACGGAATCGGAGCCTACGACAAATTCGAGATCGTCGAGGTTTTCGGCGGAGGCGTCCCCGGCGGAAAAATCACGCTCGAACAGATCCTCGACCGAGACGGATACGTCCTGTCGAGAGATCTGACCGTCACAGATTATGGCCACCACACCGGCTGCAGCGGCGGCCCGGCGACGCCATGGGGGGATTTCGAACCCGGGTATGGCGGATGGGTCAGCGGGTGGAGCATCGCCGCGGGCGCCGCCTTCCAAGCCTCCATCGAGACGATGCGGAGGGACCATGCCCCGTTCTCCGTAATTCACCAGTTCACCTACTGACCCCCCCCGGCGGCACAGGCGTCCGCCGCCGGGCGGGGTACAGCCGGACGCCTTGCGAAACCAGACCGAAACCTTCGGGGAGAACACGAGATGACGGACAGGAACAAGGACGAGATCGCCTAGCGGACCAACGCCGCGATCGAGGAGATCAGGGCGAAGATCGCGAGCGGGACGGCGCCGGTCGGCACGCTGCGCGATGCGCTTGGAGACGAGGCGATCAGGGCGCGGATCGTGCGGATGCGTGAGGGCGAGAGGGGCGACGCGGAGAAGGACGAAGAAATCGAGAGATTGAAGCGTGTGACAAGACGGCTGGAATTCGATAACAAAGAACTATATGCACTCAAGGATAAATACTTCAACGAATTGCAGACAGCAAAATCCGAGATCATCGACGTTAATCTGGACGCCGATCAAGCGCGTAGAGTTCAACGTATTTCCGAAAGATGTCTCGGAAAAATATCCGAAAAACTCGGATGGGGATTGCGGGGAGACAACTTCGATTGCTGGGATCTTCTCGAACAAGCAATCGACGATCTCGCGAGGCGACGCGCCGCTGACGCGGCTAAATAGCTCACGCCTTGCCGGCCTGACCATTATTGTTGAGGCGTCGGACACCTGCCCGACGCCTGAATTATTTTGGAGCGACGGCGTGATCGAGATTTCCCGCGGCGACCTCGAAAGACTCATGCAAGACGGCTTGTCTCAAAAGCAGATCGCCAAGCATTTCTGCGTGACGACCAGAACGGTTAGGCGCCGGATGCGGGCGGTGGGTCTGGTACGCGAGAAGAAGGAGGCGGCGGCATCGACGGTACAGGCGACGCCGTGGCAATTGAGCCGCGATCCGCTGCTGAGGATGTCGTTGACACCCGCGCAGTTGAGTGCCGGCGTGGCGATCAGGTCTGGGATGATGGAGCGGTCTGGGCTGCGTGGTGTCGATCTGATCCGCATGCATGCGTCCGTCGGCGGTGCGTTCGATCCGAATTCTGTGGGGTGGAGCGATATTGCCGCCCGCGACCGCAAGCGCGTCAATCGTTGGATTGATGCATGCCAACGTCGCGGACTCGATTATCGACCGGCATTGCTTGTCGCCGGAGAGGCGATCCCGTGCAACGTCGCGGCAGCGCGGCTGGGCACAGGCCAACGACGCACCGGGACGCTGTGCCGAAAGGCATTGGATTTGTTCGCGGAATTGCAGGGTTGGCACCAGATTACAAGCCGTAGGCCAAATTACGAACGATACGGCGAAAATGTGCCGATGTCGGACGCATGATCCAATCCGGATGAGGCTAAGGTTGTGATTTTGAAACCGCCGATTTTAATTAAAGACTTAGATATGTTCGTGGAACGCTTCGAATTTCTTGATTCTAGAATTTTCAATGAATTGAACCCTTGAATGCGAATTTAATCGTAAATTCGATGCGAATGCTTACGAAGATCGTATTGAAACTATGAAGCCGATTTAATCGTAAATTCGTCTCAAGGCACGAATTAGCGCTTGATACTTAAACCTCGATAATGCAAGATTGAGTCGCAAAAAAAGAAGGGGCAAGCCGAAGCTTGCCCCCCAAGTCCCAGAAAAAAACCGCCTGTTACGGCTGTCCAACCCACTGGTTGGGCAGCCGCCGGCAGTACGCCCGGACACTCTCCAGGCGGCCGTACCGGAACCGCCGGTATTCGCGAACGCGCACCGGCTGGTTGATCGGGCAGGATAACGACGAAACAGCAATCATTGCTGATCCCTTTCGATACCACGTGACGGGGGGAGCCCGCCGCTCCTCTGCCGACACCATGTCGGCAGATCTCGTGAGTGAGGAGCGGACCACGTGGATCGATTCGTCGACCCTGCGGCTGCACAGTAACAAGCCCGATCGGTTCCTGCTACAAGAAAAAGCGTACCCTTCTTATGTTTAGGTATCATCAATAAACAGATAGAGCGAGAAAGCCCTTGACATCATGAAGGTGATTTTCTCTCCAAGGGCGCAACCTGCTGAAATACGTTATTTGCCAAAACCTTAGGTGACGCTTGCGACTCAGTTGCAAAAGTGCGGAAATTTCCGCGGGTCAGCAACATCGGTATTACTACGTATATAGCACGAAATCCTTATCTCGCAATGGTTGTCAGATTTCCGAAGAATCCAACGCACAAACAAGGCCTTGTCCCTTGCGCAATCGACTCGCATAATCAGCCTATCCTGACAGAGGTATGTCCAGACGGGTTGACACCCCACTCTGTCAGGCTCCTCAGCCACCTCATGTGAGGAGTCCAATGCTCACGATAGCCATTGAGCAAACGGACGATATTAACCCAACATTAATTGACAGAAACCTTAGAGACGCCGCGTCAAACGCACTTGACGCAGTTGCACTGTCCTGCGTCTTGGCGTTGGAAGCGGAGACGTTGACCGCGTTTGATCGACCCGTTCCGTGGACACAGCGCGCATTCGGATGTTTTCGAGCCCGTGAGTTCGGCGGGGGTATCGACTCCCTGGTGTTCATCCGCAGGGATCAGTCCGACTGGCTCTATGAGCGGCAGGTTTCCGGTGGACCGCTTGAAGCTGGTGACCCAGGCACGTCATCAAAACTCGGTCTCGCAGTGCCTGGCCCTGAAGCGAAGTTGACGGCGTACGGAGGATTGCCTCGGGGAGCCATACGCGAGGCGATGGCAAGCGGGCGCGCGTGGTTTAAGGACAGAGGCGATGGAGAGGTGAGCGTTTTGGTGCGCGACCTCGACGGAAACGCAAGCCTGCTCGCGACCTTCGTAGAGAAGGTTGACTACGAACCAAGCTTTCCATTCTATGACGTAGTATACAATACGTTTAGCGCGGAGATGGCACGCCACTTCTCCGTGTCATCCAACAACAATACTTAAATAGATTACGGGTCCTTCCCTGGCATAGGTCGATCGGGGGGCTCTGGCATTCCGGCATATTTCTAGCGGATGGTCCGAAAACCGGGTTTCCAGGGGTTTCCACGGTTTCCATCTGGGGTGACGGATTTTAGTCCTATGGGAATGAGCCAGCGCGAATACGCGCAACACCGCGGCGTGTCGCACACCGCCGTCCGAAAGGCTGTCAAGGCAAGCAGGATAACAACTTTGCCGGACGGCACGATTGATCCGGAGACGGCGGACAGGGAATGGGACCGGAACACCAGACCAAACGCCAGTGCGATCAAGCATGCGGCGAAGGAGGGTTCGCCGGTTTCCACGGAGAAGGATCCGGTTTCCACTCGGAAGGCAGCGCCGCCTGTTTCGCAGTCGATCGACGAAGACTTCGCAGATCTCGCCGGGGAGCCGGTCAAAGAGCACCTCGAACCGCAGGGTCACGGCGGAGCGCTGAAGCGGCGCAAACGTCACGACGACGACCTAGAACCTTCACCGGCGGCGTTGGCGCTGGCCCGCGGCGAGGACGTTCCGGACGCCACCATCGTCGATGCGGTGTTCGCGAACGAGCTCCTCAAGATCCGCGCCCGCCGCCTCGCCAACGGGCAGAAATCCCGCGAGCTGATCGACCGGGCGATGGTGACCTCACGCACATTCGAGATGGCCCGCACCTTCCGCGATGGATTCGTCGCCTGGGTGTCACGGACCGCTCCGGTGCTCGCCGCCGAATTCGGCATCGACGCTCACGCCTTTGGTGTCGCCCTTGACCGTGAAGTCCGAGAGTATCTCGCCGGTGTCGCTGGCGTATCGGTCAAGCTCGACTCCTGACGCCGACGACGAGCTTTTCGACCTCTCGGGGGTCGAGCGCTCCTGGGTCTCTGGGCTTCTGCCGGATCCGGACGAGACGGTGTCCGAATGGTCTGACGGCCACCGCATCCTGTCGGCGAAAGGCGCCGCCGAGCCGGGGCCATGGCGGACGTCACGGACGCCGTACCTTCGGGCGATCATGGACCGGCTGTCGGCCAGAGACCCGACCGAGATCGTCGCATTCTGCGCCGGGGCGCAGCTGGGCAAAACGGAAGGCGGCAACAACTGGCTCGGCTACATCATTCACAGACGCCCAGGCCCGACGATGATGGTGCAGCCGACATTGGACACCGTCAAACGGGCCAGCCGCCAGCGTATCGAAGGGATGATTGCAGACTGTCCTGAACTCAGGGCTCGGATCGGTGCCGGCGGGAAGGCCAAGGACAAGTCTGATACCTTGTTCCTCAAGGAGTTTCCCGGCGGCATCCTGATCCTGACCGGAGCGAATTCCGGACCCGGTCTCAGGTCGGCGCCGGTCCAGTACCTGTTCCTCGACGAGGTGGATCGTTTTCCGCTCGACGTCGATGGCGAAGGCGCGCCGATCGATCTCGCCATCGCTCGCACAAGGACGTTCCGGAGCAAGCGCAAGATCCTGATGACCTCGACTCCGATGTCGGAGGGAACATCGGTGATCTGGCGCTGGTACCTCGGCGGCAACCGGCAGCGGTACTGGATGCCATGCCCGCACCGTAATGACGACGGGTCTGAACACTGGATCACCTTCGATTTCGAAAACCTCAAGTGGACGAAAGGAAATTACGACGACGTCCACTATGAGTGCCCGGTTTGCGGCAAACGTATCGTCGAAGCCATTCACAAAACGGCCATGCTGGCGAAAGGCGAATGGAGGACGACGCCTGGGCGTGAGCAGGCTCCTCACCAGAGCTTCCACCTGTCGTCGCTGTATTCTCCAGTCGGCTGGTTCGGTTGGGACGAGATCGCCCAACAATCCGACGACGCCGAGGGCGACATCGAGAAGAAGCGGGTTTTCGTCAACACCGTCTTGGCGCTTCCGTTCGCCGACGTCGCCGACGCGCCGGACTGGGAGGTCATCTATTCCAGGCGCGGCACTCACTCCCGCGAGATCGTGCCGCCAGGATTCGTGAAGCTGACCGGAGGAGGAGACGTCGGGCAGGATCACGTCGAGGCGTCGATTTGGGCCTGGGGCCGAGAACGTCGCAGGGCCCTGATCGACTGGATCCGGATCGACGGCCCGTACAATTCGGCGGAGACGTGGCGTCCGCTACGCTCGTTCCTCGACCGACGCTATGAACTCGCGGCCTACGAGGGCGTGACGCTCGGCGTTGATCTGGCGTTGGTCGACTGCTCGGAATGGCCGGCTGTCGTCAGGAAGTGGATCCGCGAGCAGGGAACCGACCGCATCGGCGGTGTGATCGGTCGTGACGGACGTGGTTCCGCCCAGATGATCACCTCGGGTTGGTCGCACGACATCGGCAAGGACGGCAAGCGCAAGCGCACCGGCGGCATGAAGGTCGTCATCGCGAACGTATCGGCGTTCAAGGCCGAACTGATGGGCGCCTTGGCGATTCAGCGCCCTGAGAACGGTGCTGAGCTTCCGCCAGGATGGGTCTGCCTCCCGCACGAAACGACAGAGGAAATCTGCAAGCAACTCACCGGAGAGCGTCAGGTCCGCGAAGCCCGAAAGGGTGCTCAGGCCCGAGTGCGGTGGGAGCAGATCCGCGGTCGCCGTGTCGAGGCGCTCGACTGTCACAACTACGCACGGGCAGCGGCCATTCTCCTCGGCGCCGAGCGTTGGCGGGATTCCGATTTCGACTACTTCGAAAAGCGGTTCGCGGAAGAGCTTGAGCAACGGCGCGTCTCACAACTCGCCGCCGCCGCCGTCGCGAGGCAGACCTCCGAGGAGAGACGCGTGACCGATCCGGTGACCGTGCGCGGGGATGGAGATCATGTCGGCGTCGAAACCGTCGAAGAAGAGCGACGTCCGAACATCCCCGTCAGGAAACCGGACAGACCGCAGGTCGGCGTCACCACCGCAGGAACCGTCGGCGTGAGGACAATCCCGATGCCGAAATACAAGGGCCTCGACGATGACTGAACTCGAAACCGCACGTTCCCGCCTTGCCGAGGCCGAGGCCGCACGGCACCGCATCGTCACCGGAAAGGGGCAGCAGCAGGTCACGACTGGAGCCGCCGGTCAGACGTCCATGGTGACATTCCAGGCCGCTGACCTTGGCCGCCTCGACCGCTACATCGCCGAGCTGCGCAACGACATCGCCCGCCTCTCCGGGCGCGGCGGTCGTAGACCGATCTATTTCGCGGGCTGATCCGACCACATGTGGCAGCGTATCAAGAAGGCCGCGCGCGCCCTCGCGCCGGTTGTTGGCGGCGAGTCGGATCGCCGGAAGACGTCGGTTACGGCGTACGGCGACAGCAAGTGGAACGCGGCGTCGCTCGACAAGGAGCTTCGTCGCTGGACGCCGGGTGTCGACTCGGCGGACTCCGCCCTGTTCGGCGAGGCCGAGACGATCGAAGGGCGCGCCCTCGACCTAGACCGGAACGAGCCGCTGGCCAGATCCGGCATCGACACCGTCACCGACAACGTCGTCGACTCCGGTCTGGATCTGCGACCGATACCGGACTGGCGGGCGCTCGGAAAATCGCCCGAGTGGGCCGAGGAGTGGAGCCTGCAGGTCGAGTCCGAGTGGCGTACGTGGTGGCATTCGACCGACTGTCATGCCGGTCGGACGCTGACCGGCCCAGGCATGACGCGGCTGGTGTTCCGGGAGGTCTTCGCCCGCGGAAACGCGCTGGCGCTTCCTGTTTTCCTGCCGGACAGCCGCATGTCGCCATACGGCACGGCGCTCCATCTCATTGACTCTGCCCGGCTGTCGAACCCGAACGGAAAAACCAACACGGCAACGCTCAGGGACGGCATAGAGATCGACAAATACGGCGCACCGGTCGCCTATCACATCCAGAAAGCGCACCCGGCGGACGCCTTGTTTGACGCGACGGTGGATCAATGGACGTGGGAGCGGATCCCGGCGTTCACCGATTGGGGCCGTCGGCGCGTCCTGCACATTTACCGTCCGGATCGCGTCGGCCAGAGCCGCGGCGTGTCTCGGCTCGCATCCATCATCGCCGAACTGAAGGGCGTCGGGACATACCGTCTCGCCGAAATCCAGGCCGCCGTCGCCAACGCGCTGGTGGCGGCCTTCATCGAGACGCCGATCGACATCGCCGGCATCAAGGAAATGTTCGGCGGCGACGAGGGTGCCTATGAACGCTTCCTGTCGGCCCGGGCTGAGCATGTCGTCAAGCTGAAGATGGGAGCCGTCCTTCCGCTATTCCCCGGCGAGAAGATGTCCAGCTTTGCGACGTCGAGGCCGAACGCGGCGTTCGGAGCATTCATCGAGGCCGCCCTCTGGCACGTGTGCGCCGGCTTCGGGATCCCGAGGGAACTGCTTCTGAAGGACTTCACCAGGACGACTTACAGCAGCGCCCGCGCGGCGATGCTGGAGGCGTGGAGGACATTCACTTCTCTCCGCGACTGGTTGTCCGCGGCGTGGCACTCGCCCTGCTATCTGCTCTGGCTGGAGGAGGCCGTCGAGACCGGGCGCGTGGAGGCCCCAGGCTTTTACGACAAATGGGCGGCCTATTCTCGGGCCCGGTGGATCGGGCGCGGCATGTCGATCATCGACATGGAGAAGGAATCCTCCGCCGACATCGCCAACATCGCCGCCGGGCTCGACACATACGAAGACGTGCTCGCCCGCCGCGGCAAGGATTGGCGGCAGGTGCTGGAGCAGCGGGCCCGCGAAATCACCTTCGTGAAGTCGCTCGGGGTTCCTGAATTGACGCCGGTACCACAAGCGTCGGCACCGAAGCAGCAGCCGGCGCCGGTCGAAGAAAAGCTCCCGGAGACCATGACCAATGCGGCGTGACGCTACGAAGCGCGCGGGATCGCGCAAGCCGGCGCTGCGCGCGCTGATCAAGGCGGCTGACGAGCCGTGGGCGATCACCGACGGAGCCCTCCGCACGGTGGCCGAGATCGCTTTGCGCCGCAACGAATCCTTGGAGGCCGTCGAGGCGAAGATCGGTCGTCCGCTCGACAACACCTGGAACGTCACCATCCGCGACCGCGTCGCCACCATCCCGGTCCACGGAGTGTTGTCGCGCTACGCTTCGTTCTTCTCGCTGGTGTCGGGCATGACATCCTATGATTGGCTGGCGACCGAGTTTCGCGCCGCCCTCGACAGCCCGGACGTCGATGCCGTCATTTTGGATTTCGACACGCCTGGCGGCGAGGTCACCGGGTGCGACGAGTTGTCGAAGCAGATCCGGTCGGCCCGCGACGACGGCGAGAAGCGGATAACCGCCTACGTCGGCGGGCAGTGCTGCAGCGCCGGGTATTGGTTGGCGTCGGCTTGCGACGAGATCGTGGTGCAGGCGACCGGCGAGGTCGGATGCCTCGGCGTCCGCGCCATGATCACCGACATGTCGAAAGCACGCGAGGCCGCCGGCATCGTCGACTACGAGTTCGTGTCGTCGCAGACGCCGAAGAAGGACATCGACCCCGCGACCGCCGCCGGGAAGAAGCGTGTCCAGGAGAAGGTCGACGCCATCGCGAACGTGTTCCTGCAGACCGTCGCCGACAACCGCGGCATCGATCTCGGCACCGTGCTCTCTGATTACGGAGCCGGCGACACCTTCATCGGGGTCGACGCCGTGAACACCGGGATCGCCGACAGGATCGGCGATTACGAATCCATTTTGGCCGAACTCTCCGGGCGCGGGGCGCCGGCCAAGCCGTCAACAGTGGCGCCCAGGACAGCAGTGAGAGGACAGAACATGCCGAAGCACGTCGCCGAGGCCGCCGCCGCGGAAGAAAAGAAGAAGGTCACCCGGGCCGCCGGAAAGAAGGCCGAGGGGACTCCTCCGGAAGAGGAGAAGGACGACGAGGAGTGCGAGGACGACACGACCGAAGATCCCGACGAGGAGAAGGACGAGCCGAAGACGGACGTCCGCAAGTCCAAATCCTCGGCGTCGTCTACGTCGGACAAACGGTCGGCGAAGTCCGACCGCGAAAGGATCGCCGCGATCCTGGAGTCCGAAGAGGCCGTCGGTCGCGAGGCGCTCGCCCGCAGGCTGGCGCTCCACACCAACCTTTCCGCGAACGACGCCATCGCCGCGCTGAAGGAAGCGCCGAAGGCGTCCGGCGGAAACTCCGCCGGCTTCGCGTCCCGCCTCTCCGGTCTCAACCCTGACGTCGGCGCCGACAAGCCGCAGGGATCCGAGGGGGGCGACGACGCGGTCAAGGAGACGCTTGCTCTCGCCAAGCTCGCCGGCCTCGCCTGAGTCCGGATCCACCGCAACCACTACATAGGAGGAGGAATCCGACATGTCCGTTGGACATCCCGATTTTTCGAGGGCGTCGTACGACCCCCGAGGCATCGTCGCCGGCGACTATCCGCTCGCGAGCGTGCCGATCACCCTGGCCGAAGGCCAGAACCTCCCCCGCGGCGCCGTGCTCGGGAAAATCCGGTACGGTGCCTGGGCGTTCGCAGTCACGCAGGCCGGCGCCAACAAGCACACGGTGGCCGTCGACGCCGACACAGGGGTCACCAACCCCGTTCTCGGCGCCTACTCGGTTGTCAACGTCGTCGCCCCGGTCGCCAACCCGGCCGCCGCCGGGAAGTACGAATTGCGCGATGGTACCGGAAAGTTCGTCGCGCTCCTGACCGGGGGTGTGAAGGCCCACGGCGTGACCGTGACGGACGGCGCCAATACCGCCGTCGGGGACGTCGCCTACATCACGGCCAGCAGGGCCGCCGGCAGCGGCCAGCACGTCCTGTCGGTCGCCGCCGCCACCGACGGATCGGAGGTGCCCGACGGGATCCTGGTCGAGGACACCGACGCCACGGACGACGCCACCGCCACCAGCATCTACGTCAGCGGCCAGTTCGACGCGGCGATGCTGACATACGGCGCCGGGCACACCGCCGCCAGCGTGCGCGCCTCGCTCGCCGGGAAGCCGATCTGGATCAAGGACGCCATCGGCGCCTGACCATTCGCCGGGCGCCGATGGCGCCCTTTTTCCATAGACCATCCCCGAAAGGACAACCACCATGGATTGGTCGACGAAATACCTGCTTGGGTCCTGCGGGGTCTCAAGCGCACCCGCAGGTTCCTGTTGGACACCGCCTTTCCGTCCGTCGTCACGTTCGACACCGAGAGCGTCGCGGTGGACATCGAGGTCCAGAAAAGGCGGATCGCTCCGTTCGTCTCGCCCCTCGTCGAGGGCAAGGTGATCGAGGAACTCGGCAACGAGACCGTCGAGTTCAAACCGGCGTATCTCAAGCCGAAAACCCCGCTGACGCCCGAGAAGTCGCTGCAGCGCGCGCTCGGCGAGCAGATCGGCGGAGCCCCGGAGATGACCGCCGGCCAGAGGATGCAGCTCCGCGCCGCCCGCGTCCTCGCGGACCACTACGACATCATCGTCCGCAGGCTGGAGGTGATGGCGTCCGAGGCCCTTCGCCTCGGACGCGTGACGGTCTCGGGAGAAGGGTACGCGACGAAGATCGTCAACTACGGTCGCAACGCCGGCCTGACGATCGTCCTTGAGGTCGGATTGAAGTGGTCGGACGCCGGCTCCAATCCGGCGAAGGACATCGAAGAGGCCGCGGAGAGCGTCCACAAGCTGGAGGGCGCCGCGATCACCGACATCGTGATGGATCCCGACGCCTGGGCCGTCTTCAAGGAAAACGCGAACGTCCAGAAGTTGCTGACGCTTGCCGGCGGCCTCTATCCGCAGCTCACCGGCGTCAACGCGATCAATCTCGGCCCGGCGACGTTCGCCGACGTCGAGGGGGCCAAGTTCGTCGGCGTGTTCGGGACGTTCAACCTCTGGGTCTACAGCGACTGGTATATCGACCCGGCGGACGGTGTCGAGAAGCCGATCCTGCCGAGCGGAACCGTGATCGGCATCGCGAAAAACCAGATCGATGGCGTTCGCGCGCATGGCGCCATCCTCGATGAGAGGGCCGGACTCCAGGCCTTGGAGATCTTCCCGAAGTCCTGGGTGATCGAGGATCCGAGCGTCCGCATCCTGATGTGCCAGTCGGCGCCGTTGGTCGTGCCCAAGCGGCCCAACGCCTCGTTCTCCATCAGCGTCCTCTGACCTGATCCGCTTCGTCATGAACGACCTGCGCGGGACCTTCGTCAGGCCCCGCGCAGGGGTCGAAAACAAGGACCGAGGACGACAAATGACCGAGAAAACCAACGCCAATCCCAAGTCCGCGACGACGGACAAGATCGACGACGCCGAAGCTGTGAGGTCCTCAGACGTCAAGCTGATCGCGACCGTGACGATCTGGTCGAAGTCGGGGCGTAGGGCCGCCGGAACCACCTTCACGGCGTCCGAAGACGTCGCCAAGGATCTCATCAAACGAGGCGGCGCCGTCCGCGTTTCCGAGTGACGACGGCCATGTCGATCCGAGCGCTTAAAACGGCGCCGGCCTCAGCCGCCGGCACGATCGTCCCGCTGCCGGCGGCATCCGCACGGTCGTCGGAATGCCAGCGGCTCAACGTCGACCTGACCGACGCCGGCTCCTTCACCCGCCTTGCCGTCCCCGACGACGGTGAGCTTGTCGAACTGGACATCGACGCGACCGGCGGGGACACGCCGGCCACCGCACGGGTCTGGTACGCCGCCGTGCCGTCCGGGCATGACGCCGTCGAGATGACCGACGCCGCCTTGCGGAACTGGCTGTCGGCGAACGGGCGCCGCCTGACGGCTCCCGCGGGCGGGTGCGCGAGCCGGGTGCTAAGGGTCGAAGGCGGAGACGTGCTGCTGCTTCACAGCGACACCGGGGCGGATGTCGTCGCGATGATTTCGTTGGGGACCTGATCGATGTCGCTTGAGTCTCAGTATGCCGGCGGAGGGCGTGGAGGCGGCGGCGCCGTCGTCCAGTCCGCCGACCTGCGGTACAAATTTTCGACGGCTCTTTCCGGAGCGCCAGGAAACGGCGAGTTCGCCATCGACAGCGACGATGCGACGGCGCTCACGAAAATCCGCCTCTCGACGAGGACCGCGGACGGAGTAGTCGTCAGCCCTCTCATGAATTTTTCCGGGGCGTCAACATGGCACACCTATTTGCGCTGGATTTCAGGGCAGACGCTGTTCACAGTCAAACTGACTGGCGCTCCGACGTGGGGGGCGGGATACGTAGAGTATTCGGCGCACCTGATCGTGATATCGCCGAATCTGCCAGCGCACGGGACGTCAGGATGGCTCAACATCTCCCGGACCGGGGACAAGGGAGATACTGGAGCAAAGGGCGACAAGGGTGACTCCGGAGCGAAAGGCGACACCGGCGCCGTCGGACCTGCGGGACCGACGAAGAGAATTGTCTGTCTGTACGCTGCCAGAATAACAGCGAGCACGGCGGCGTGGGACTACAACGCCGCGCTCGCAGCGGCGCAAGCTTTCGGGACGGTCCTGGAGGTCGAGGTAGAGCGTATAGGAGGCGGAGGGAGTGGGCGTGTTTCGGCATCCACGACCGCGGGGGATTGCCTAGGCGGGTGGCCTGGGTGCGTTCGCCGGGACCGTTTCGCTCCGAATGAACTAGCCGGTACATACCCCGTCACGATCGGCGCCGGGGGCGTCGCAGTCACCGGAACATCCGACGGAAACGCCGGAGGTGACACCACGTTCGGGACTCTGGCCGCGGCGCTCGGAGGCGCAGGTGGTACCGACGTTACGGCGATATCGACGCTCACACCGTTCTCAATCGGCTATTTAAGGGGACGGGGAAACAGCCAGGCACAATATCCGCTGATCATGCGGTCAGGATCCGTCGTAGGCCTGAATTGCCAAGACTCTCCCGATGGACCGGGAGCTGGTGGTTGGGGTCGCTACAACACTGGGCAGGATCGCGGCGGAGCCAGCGCGGCGGCCACGTCGCATAGGCTCGCAGGTGGAACCGCCGGTCCAGCCACAAATGCCGCAGCGGGTGCCGATGCCTCGAACCATCTAGAATATGGCTCCGGTGGCGGGTCCGCATACTCCGGAAACGGCGGAGCAGGTGGCGCCCCTGGAGGAGGAGGCGGAGCAGCATTTCTGCAGGCTGGCCTGTCGTCAGGTGCGGGTGGACGCGGCGAGGTTCGCGTCCGGTTTTACGGAGTCGCGGCATGAGTGTGTCCTCCACCTACCTGATCATCGACTCCGCCTCCGGACTCGTAGTCAACGCCGTCGTCGGCCAGCCGTCCATCGAGGACGGCCACGATGCCGTCGAGCGCGCTGGTGCCGCTTCCGACGCGTGGATCGGGTGGACGCGCGGAATTGACGGCACGTGGTCTCCGCCAGCACCTCCTCCGACGCCCGTCCCGGAGGTTGTCTCACGGCTCCGCGCCAAGGCCGCGCTCCTGCAAGCCGGACTCCTGGACCAAGCCAACGCCGCCGTTGCCGCAAGCAACGACACTATGCTCCAACTCGCGTGGGCGGAGGCCGCAGAGTTTCGGCGAGACAACGTCTATATCGCACAACTCGCCCAAACCCTCGGCCTGACATCCGTCCAGGTCGACGACCTGTTCGTCGCCGCCTACCAGATCCAGATCTGACGCCTCGCGAACGTGATCCCCGGCTTCTCCGCCGTTTCCGACGCCGTCATCCAGGCGTTCGGCCAGCCGGTCCGCATCCGGTTGGACACCAGCACAGATCCGGTGGTCGTCCGAGAGACCATGGGCGTCTGCCGTAGGCACACCACTCAAGTGACGATGCTGGACCGGCGCGTCGGCCCGGTCGAAGCGTTCGTCACGCTAGCCGACAGAGACACCGTCGGCATCAACATCGAGCGATGCGAAATCGACGTCAGCATCCTCGAAGAGGACGCGCTCGGCCCCGTCGAAATCATGGGACAGCGCTTTCGCGTCGTCGGCTGGAAAACCCACGTCATCGTCGGCAGCACCGGATCAGGCGTCGTCACCGACGGTCTGCTGACGACCTACCGCCTCCAGACGAAAACCTGAAATCACAATGGACGCCGTACATTTGCAAGTCGAGGACCGCGTCGTCGCACTCCTCCGGACAGCCGCGATTCCGAATGTCGGAGACCGCGTGTTTTCCGAGGTCGACTTTCGCATCACCGAAGGCAGCGGCCCCTATGTCCGCGTGGCTTGCCCGGCATGGCGGCGGACGGGCGACCGCGGGAATCCGCCGCGTCGCGTGCTGACGACCGACGTCTCGCTCGTCGTCGTGCTGTTCGCCGCGGCGACGGCTGAGACCGGTGACGTCAGGCGATACGCCGGCAATCTCGGGGCCTCCATCCGGCGGGAAATCGAGCGCAATCCTTATCTGCGCGACGACGCCGGGGTTTCGCTCGCGCACAGCACTCTCTGGCAGGACGGCGCCATCGCTGTGAGCGGCGAAGGCAAGGAGTCGCGGGCCGTCGTCAGGCAGACTTTCGTCGTCACCGTCCACGTCGTGGAAGGCGACCCCACCCACACCCTGCCGCAACTCAACGCGGCGATCTAGGAGACAACACCATGGCTGAATTCGGCGCGCTCGCGATCAACGGGAAGGATGGCTACCACTTCCCGCTCGCTCAGATCCTGCTTCGTAAACCGACTGACCCGGAGAACCTCTGGTTTTCCGCTGGTGACGTTGAAGATTGCAAGATCACCTTCAACATCGAGAAAAAGACCAGGTATCGGCGGAATGTCGGAAGGCGTACCAAGGGAGCCGAACGCGTCACCCAGCTCGATGCGACCCTGACTTTCAAACCCTTCCAAAGGACGCCTTTCTTCAAGGCGTTGTCCGTCATGGGCGCGAGCGTCCCGCTCACCCAGGCCGCGACCGCGAACGGTCAAACCGAAACGAAAACCGTCAAGGCCCGCGTTGGAGAATATGTCTACCTCGGCGATCTCGACGTCTCCGCCGTCGCCGCCGCCGGATGGACCGCCGGCACGCATTTCAAAGTCGTCAGCCCGGAGGCCGGCATCGTGCAGATGCTTGAGCTCCCGGCTGCCGTTGACGAGGATGACGACGTCATCTTCACGTGGGTGCGCGGGGCGATCACTCAAGCCGACAAGCGCTACAGCGCACAGATCGGCAGCATCTCGTCGATGCCGATCCAGGTCCTCGTCCACGAACTCACGGATGCCGAGGACCACCAGCTTCTGTTCTTCGATTACGTCGAGGCGACCGTCAATGGCGACGTCGTGCTGATCGGGCAGGATGATTTCACCGGCGTGGAGTTCACCGGCGGCGCCATCGACCGCGGCTCCGGATTGGGGTGGATCAAGGACCTCAAGTCCTGATCTCCTGACGACATTCAAGGCCGGCGACGGCGCCGGCCTTTACGCATCTGCCATCCACCATCATCAGACAGGACTCCCCCATGACCGCCATCTCCGCCCGCATCGCGCTCGCCGCCGTCGCCACCTGCACGTTTTCCGGTCACGAATTCCGCGTCCGCGCCCCCGGCGCAATCGAGCTTGCCGAACTCATCGGAGAGCATCCGGATGTCGGTATTCTGTTCGATGGCGGCGGCTCACGCCTCGCCGCCGGAGGGCGCTCCGTCGTAGCCCTCGCGAAGCTTTGCGTCGAGGACCAACCCGAGGATTTCGAAGCCGGAGTCCGCAGGGCCTCCTTCAAGGAGGTCGCTGCTTTCGTCCGCACGGTCCTCGGTCTCTTCGTCGGGGACGACGGCCTGGGCCCTTTCGTGAGGGAGGACTTGGCCCCGGCTCTGTTGGTGATCGCCGGGCAGAAGCGCGCCGCCCAGGTCGCGGCGCTCGCCGAGGTGGCCGAGATCGCCATCGACGCGATGATAGATCAGGTGCTGGATCAGGCGGCGAAGTCCCTGCCGGGGATCAAAGCTCAGGCGGATCAACCGCAGGCGGCCTGAACTGGTCCGCCATCGAGAAGATGGCCCGCCGACTCCAATTTGCGGGCCTTCCCGACGTTCGCCGCATGACGGCCTACCAACTCCACCGAGCCTGCCAGCGGCTCGACGAGGATGAGGCCCGGCGGACGCTCATGACGGCCCGCGCGATGCGCGCGGCTTTCGGTGCGGACGCGCCTGGCTTCGAAAAATTCGAGCGCGTCCTGCTTGACGCCGCCAAAGTCGATATCGACGACGGCCCACCGCCCGACCGTCCGCCTCCGGATCCTGCCAAAGTCGACGCCGCGCTGCGGGCAGTCGGCGGCGTATTGCGCAAGTGAACTGACACGACACCATGGCCGACTCCCCGCAAATTGCGGCCCGCCTGCGGGTCACCGGATTCGACGACGCGGCCAAGGGTTTCGCCCAGGTCCGCGACAGCGGTCGGCGCGCCTTCCAGGACATCACTTCGGCGGCCCGTTCGGCTGCCGGCGCGACGACGTCGGTCGTCTCCACGTCGGTGTCGGTCGCCTCAGGCGTCGTGTCCGTCGCCCAGACCGCAGCGTCCGGAATCGGAGCGGTGCTCGGAGGGATTTCGAGCACTGTCAGCACGGTCGTCGGCGCCGTCGCCGGCATCGGCAAGGCTGTCGGGCTGGCCGCCGCCGGGGCTGCGACCGCCGCCGCTGGGGCGTACGTCGCCCTCAACAGGTGGACCGACGAGACGGCAAAAGGCATCGTCGAAATCGAGGACCTCGCGAATGCGGCGACGGTTCCCGTGGATCGCTTCGCGTTGTTGGCGTCGGCGGCCAGGCAGGTCAACGTCGACGTCAAGGCGCTGTCCGGCGGATTGAAAACGTTGTCCGGCAACGTTCTTTCTGCGGCTACGGACGAAAGCGGCGCGGCGGCCCAGGCGTTTTTTCAGCTTGGATTGTCGGCGCGAAATGCCGACGGATCGCTAAAATCAGCCGACCAGGTGCTGTTCGAACTCGCTGACCAACTTCCAAAGGTCGCGAACAGCATGGTCCGCGCCAAAGCCGCGTCGGATCTGCTCGGCGGCAGCGCCGGCGAGTTGGGACCGCTGCTCTCGAAAGGCGCTTGGGGGATCTATGACCTCGCCGACGCGTCACAGAAATTCGGCACCGACCTTACGGGTGATGATACCGCGTGGGTGCGTGGATGGCTTGAGGCGTCCACGACGATCACCGAGGCGTTCAAGGGGATCTCGTATTCGCTGCTCGGCAGTTTCTTGCCGTTCTTCAATTCTACGTCGGCGGCGACGGCGCGTTGGCTCAATTCGCAACGTGCGACAATTGCGGCGTGGGGAGGCCGCGTCGCCGACACGCTTGACGACGTGACCAGCCAGATAACCGCGTTGGCCACCGGAGATTACGGAGGCGTCGTCGCGCCGTGGCTGCGGTCGCTGATCCCGGTGGCCGACACGCTGCGCGGGCTTCTCTATGACATCGTCGATGTGTTGGCGGGAGGAACATTTTCTAGGTCTCCGTGGATCTACCCGCTGAAAGACGCCGTCGTCGCGACCGTGGTCGCGTGCCTCGCGCTCGGTACAGCCGTCGTCGGCGTCATGACGACAATTAACGGCGGCGAGGTCCCTACGGCGACGCAAGCGATCCACGCCGTTTCGAACGCCATCGAGTCGCTGACGGCAGGATTCCGCGGCCTCGACGTCGCGACGGAATCGATGCCGTGGGCCGCGAAAATCGGCGCCGCCGCTCGAACCGTGTTCGACGTTCTGGGCGAACTGACCGTTTTCCTCGCCATGAACCGCGAGGAAATCACGGATTTTACGCGGAACGGGACCACCGATCTCGCCGAAGGGCTGCGCGCCATCGGAGACGCATTTTCGAGTGGCGTAATCCGAGAAGGCAACAAGTTCCAATTTCTACAGCCAGTCGTAGATGGAATCCGAAAGGCACGCGATGTAATCATACCGGCTATCGGAGAGATAAAGAAAGCCTTTATCGGCATATTCGCATGGGTTGGCACTGTCCAAGGTGGATTTCTACTCGACCTATTGCTAACAATAGCAGATTTAGTCGCCAAGGGATTGGGTCTTAAAAATTGGAAAGAGTTGGGCGTTGTCGCGTTTATACTGTTTATTACTGGTTTTTTGCCGTTTGTTGCCACTCTCGTCACGATGTTTGCTGCATCAATGACCGCGCTTTCGAGCGGAATACTGTTTATATCCAACCTAATCAATGCATTCGGACTGCTTGGCGGAGCGCTGACGTCGTTTACGGGGCTTGCGGCCACTGCCGCCGGTGGAGCTATTGTCGCTGCGGGTTTGCTTGCCACGTATCTCGTTTACGAGTTCTGGCCCGAAATCAAATCTGTACTAGGGTGGTGTGCAGATAAATTTATATGGTTTTTCAAAAGCGCTGGAAATGGAGCCAGTCTTGTATGGGATGCATTTAATTCGGCTTTTCCAAATCTTGTTGGTTTTTTCGGCGATATAATAGATTCCATCGCTGGAATGTTCAGCCGCCTCTGGGACGGGATCACCTCCGGAGCAGCCTCTGCCTGGAATTCCGTCAAATCCTTCTTCGGCTTCGGATCAAACCAGCCAGCATCCCAGCAACCCGGCCAGGACACTGCCCCGCGCTTCGCCTCCGGCGGCATCGTTGCCGGCCCGTCCGGAACCGACCGGGTGCGCTCCTGGCTGACAGCCGGTGAAGGCGTCCTGACCACCAAAGCCGTCAAGCACTACGGGGCCGATTTCGTAGACGCCCTCAATTCGCTCGCCTTCCCGCCGACCGCGTTTGCCGGCGTTCCGGTCCCGGCGGTGGCCGGCGCCGGGACCGGCCCAGGCAGGTTCGCCTTGCGCGTTGGCGGGATCGACGTCCCTGGCCTCTACGCGGACGACGAAAGCACCGTCAAAGCGATGGCGAAGGTTTTTCGGTCAGCCCGCAGGGGACGCACCGGGACGGCGCCTCGTTGGAAGGGCGGACGATGACGGACTCAACAACCGATTTCGCCATCGTCGGCGTCCCGATGCCGGCGAGCGCCACCGTCGGGCTGACGCACAGCCTCAAGCCGATTTCGGAGTCGAGAGCCGGTCGCCGCAACGTCAACGGCGTCTACCGTCCGCGCCCGCGCGCCGGCTTCCGCAAATACGAATACGTCGTCGAGGGCGACGGCGTCGCCGCGCCCGCTTTCGGAACGCTGTGGCCCGACGTCCAATACACCGTGCATGCCGGCGCCGAGATCCGGCAGACTGCCGGCGTTGCTCTCGGTCGGACGGCTGTCGCGGGGTCTGTCCGCTATGAGGACGCCGACGAGCGCACCGTCGCTGCTGACGACGCCTCGCGGGTGTGGGTTGTCTACCGCCCCGTCCTGACCGTCGTCCTGACGTCCTACGAAGTCCGCTACGACGAATGGGGCGCCGCCGCGAGTTTCACGGCGACTTTCGAAGAGGTCTAACTCCGTGAACGGCTGGGACTGGTTCTTGGCATGGGTCGACGGGCCCGGCGTCGAATTCAATCCGGCGGCGCACGTGCCGGGTGACGTCACGGTGATCGGCGTGGAGGCCGACCACGTGGAGGACGCCGGCTGCGTCCTTTCGGTGGAGGTCGAGCGATTTTCCGCCGGCCCGATTTCGGCGCTGCGCAAGCGGTGGGCGATCCTGTCGCGATCATCCGAGGACGGCTCGACGGTGACGCCGCGGGCCCGCGGGCGGGTGATCGCGCTGCCGTCGTCGCGCAGCGGATCTGAGACGTTGACGCTCAAACTCGAATGCCTGCCGGTCGGGTGGAAGGCGGCGAAGCGCGCGGCTTGCGAACCGGTCAAAGAGACTCCTGCTTTCGATCCGCTCCTGTGCGATCCAGACCGTCTGGACGAGCCGACGGAGATTTTGGACGGCTTCAGCGCAACGGTCGAGTTCGACCGCTACACGCACGCCGCCGTGCTGACCGACATTTTCGGCGTCGGCGCGCCCCTGATCGAGATCCCCGACGAGGATATCGACGCCGTCGGATATGAGGAGGTCGAGACACCTATTTCCGGGGTGTCGCTTCGCCTTGAGTGTCAGTTCACGCAGTTTTCCTCAGGCCAATTCGGTATCGGAGAGGCGTTGCTTGATGCGTTTGGCGGATCCGTCGCCACGCTGACTCCTGACGATTTCGTGAGCAAATGGCCGAAGCTCGGCGCGGGCGTCGGCGACGGCAAGGACGGCAACAGCGGATACAGATTTGTCGCCTCCGAACTCGCTGCTGACGAGGTTTCGGAGGTCGGCCCCTTCAACGGATCGTCTGACATCTACAACTACGTCGCCGACCCGAATTTGCAAAATCCGTTGGCGCGCAAGGTCTGGCTGGAATCCACCACGTTCTCGGGCGCGCTGTCTGTCGGGTGGTCGATCAAGCAAAAACGCCGAGAGGTTTTCAGGTTTTACCTGCCCGTCTCCGGCCAGGACGTCGCACTCGGCAACGGGGACGACCGAGAGGTTTCGATCAGGCTGCAGTCCGTGCAGATCGACGGCACCACCGTCGGATGGCTCAAAAATCACGACTATCAAGCAGGAGACCGGGCGTTTTACGCTGGCCGCGTTTACGCCTGCAACGAAGACCACCATAGCGGATCTGACATCGACTTTACATATTGGGACGCGCTCGATTCCAGCGCAGCACCACTGCCGGATCCGGCGTCGTCATCGTATTTTTTGACGGCCCGCGGGAAGCGCTCAATCGTCGCCGGCATCTACAAGGCGCGGGCCGTCGCCGCGCACTCTTTGAGATGTGTCGACGTCACTGTCGAGTGCGCGCTCACCGACGACGTGATCGCCATCCAGCCATGGCACCGAGTCCGCGTCCAGGCTCCGCCCGAATACCTGCCGGGCGGCGTGGTCGAGGGGAAGGTGTATTCGGTCAAGTGGACCGCCCGCGACGGCGTGGACCGGGCGACGATCACCCTCCGGGTCGCGCCCGGCGCCGGCACAAACCTCAAGCCGGCAGCGGCTCAATATACGACGTCCGCCGGGGACAACGGGCTGACCCAATCCGGCGCGTCCTGGGATCTGATCGAGTGGTCCGATTTCTCGACACAGATCCCGGCGTCGTTGCCGCGGGCCGGATTGCGGTCGATTGAGGTGGTCAACGGGGTTGCGGACCAGATCGCCTACGTCCAAGCAAACGATTTCAACGTTTCGCTCGGCAGGGACGACAAAGACGCCACGGATCCGACAAAGCTGGTGAAGGACGTCCCGACATCCTTCACGATCAACCTGAAGCCGATCGGCTGCATCTCCGAGGCCGTCCACCTTATCGACTGTGTTTGCACACAAGCGTTCGTTGGCCCACGACAGATCGACCTGGAGTCCGAGTGATATGCCCGGCGACGACGGATTTTTCGGAGAGCTCAGAGCGCTGGCCGCGGTACCGGAGCGGGCGCCCGGCTATTCTGCGGCGCAGACCAGCGAGGAAAATCAGGCCGACCCGGTTTTCAGGACGGCGGACAACGGGGTTTCCGTCGGCGACGGCGGACGGGCACCGTCCGTGCTCCGGCTCGGCGCGCCGGGGCCGGCGAGGCGCGACGAGCCGAACGACTATCGGTGGCTGTTGCAGCATAGGCTGGAGATCCGCGGCGCGGTCGAGACGTGCGCGGTCGTCACCGCAGCAAATCCGGTCATCGTCCCGATCCGCCCCGAAATCGCGACGCGGTGGGTCGTCGTCGCCCAATCGACCGGAGTCGTCGTCGGGCTCCATCCGCTGGAGTCTCCCGTCTCCGAAAATCCAGCCGACGAGGGTGCCCCAACACGTCACCGGACGACGTCGCTTGTCATCACGCTGGTTCGGGGAGGCGGCGTCGAGGTGTCGTTCTCGGCACCTGAATCGTCGATCCTGTGGTCACAGGAGATGTTAGGCGCAGACTGGCTTCCCGACGGGGTCGATCCCACGGATCTAGTCAGCCCGTACGACGAGCCGAAAAACCCAGTGATCGACCGCTACGTTTTCGACTGGACGCCCGGTGTCGGGTCCGGAGCCGGAGCGTGGTTGGGCGAGCGTATCGGTCGCAATTACCAGCCTAAGGTCGACTGATGTTTGGGCGCCGACTTATTCCTTCCGCTGGAATTCGACGGAAGGCCTTGCTTGTCGGATCGACCGACTGGGCGGAGGCGTGGCGCTACGCAGCGGCGGACGGAGCGCAGGGCTTCGCCGTGCGTGCTGTCAAATGGGACAGCGGCTACACATCCTGCACCGTCTACACCGGTCCACAGGGAGCATATCGCAATACCCCGGTGAACGCGTTTCCTGTCGGCGGCGTCGTCAGCCTGCTGCGCCTGTCGGGATCTCAACACATCTCTGAGCACTGGTCGGCTGGATCGAAAGGACTCAAAGGCTTCTCGCGGGCGCCAGTCGCGCTGTTGAATCCGGTCATCCAGGGGACCGGAATGTTCAACGCGTCGTTAGTCAATCCGAACAGGATTTACCTCGACTCCACAATGTTTTCAGGGGCAGGGCTATACCTGTTCAGGTGGAGCAAAACGACCGGCGTCCGTGACACGATCTATCCCGCATATTCAGGGTCCTATTATGACTCCGCTAGCGGCCTCGTCACGCCGAGATTCGTCATGCTGCCGGACGACGCTCTCGGAACGCTGTTCACTGCCCAGGGGAAGCTTGCCGGGGACGGTTATTACCAACCCCTATACAACGGGTTTTCAGTTAGGCAATGGCCTTCCATGTCGCAATCGTGGGGCCGAAAATCAGGCGTGTTTCGGATCGGCCTCGACGAGACGCTGGCCGAACTCGACATCCCGGACAGCCATTTTTCATGGGTTGGTTTCGGCATCGAACCGCTCGCACGCAGCCTCGTTGTAAGTGTCGGTATCGCCGCCCGCGTTGCCGGCGGCATGTTCGCCCAGGTCTCCGTCACGAAAAACGAGGTGGCGGTCCTTTCGGTCGTCTCCGAGACGTCATCCAGCCGGACGGTGTCCGTCAGGCGCGACGTGCGGACAGACACGTTTGCCGCGGTCATCGGATCTACGACGTGGACACCTGTCGAGATCCTGCACACATCCGGATTTTCGGACACACGGAATTTCATCCAACTGAAATCCGGCGGTGTCCTCCAGCCGACGTTTTCTAACGCCGCCGCCCCGCCGGTGGCCGCGTCGTCTGGACTTCAATATTCTGTGTTGCTGCCGTTCCGCGGAGGTGTCGTCGGCCAGCGCGGTGACGTAATCGAGCGCAGGTCTCCCGGCGGCGTCGTGGTGGCGTCGTGCGCCGTTCCAGGTCTCGGATCGCTCGGCATGTTCCCTCTCGACGGACCGGACGGAATCATCGTGTTCGGCGGAAAGCGGACGCTAGACGGCGGCGCGACGTGGTCTGATTTCTCCATCGTCTCGGACGGCGGAACATACCTATCGGACGCAAAATTCTATCCGCTCGCGACCTGACGCCTTCAGCGCGTCGGTGAACGCATCAAACACCACGAAAACTAGCGAATTGCGCGGACGGCAGCCGTTTTCGCTCACGGCTTGCCGGGCTGTGTGATTCGATTCCAGAGAGGGAATGAAGATGGCTTGGGGCAGACAGTCCGGCGAGGTCGCCGAAATTCTTGCGGCGATAGCGCCGCTTCACGCCGACGTACGGGTTGTCCGCGAGCGACTCGATGACGTCGGCACGCGTCTTGATCGACACGCTGCAGACAATGACCGTCGGTTTGAGGCGCTCGAAAAATCTCTCGATGTCCTGAAAGATCAAGACTCCGAACATCGCGCCGCGTTCGAGCGCGGGTCGGTAAAGATGGACGGATTGAGCCGTCGCGTAGACGGGCTTGACGCTGACGTGCGCACGCTCCGCAGCAGCGTAGATGGACTCAAGTCGGATATTTCGACGACGCGCGCCCGCGCCGCCGGAGTTGCCTGGGCCGGTCGTCTTGCCGGGCGCGCAGGCCTCGCCGTCGTCAGCCTTGTAAGCGGAGCTGTCGCGCTCATCGCGTCGAATTTCGACACCATCACGTCCGCCGTCTCCAAATTCCTCGGCGGTCCCACGCCACCCACCCCGTAAACTGAAAAGGATTCCCCGATGCCCTTCCAACTCAATTCCCGCTCGCTCGGGAACTTGCAGCACGTCCACCCCGACTTGATCAAAGTCGTCGAGCGGGCCGCCGAGATCTCCAATCGACCCTTCACGGTCATCGACGGAGCCCGCACGATCGCCGAGCAGCGCGAAAACGTCCGCAAGGGCGCCAGCAAAACGATGCGCTCGCGGCACGTCATCGCGAAGAACGGCTACAGCCACGCCGTTGATATCGTCATCATCGAGGGCGGGCGGGCGCTGTGGGATGCCTGCGAGGATGTCCGCCGGCCCATGATGCAGGCGGCTCGCGAACTCGGAATCCCGTTGGAGTGGGGCGGCTCCTGGAAGTCGTTTCAGGACACCCCGCACTTCCAACTCCCCTGGAAGGAGTACCCCGGCGAGTTGCCGACGCGGATGGTGACGTCGCGCACTGCGCAGGGATCCGTGGCTGCGGCTGGTGCCGGTGCCGTCGGCCTGTTCTCGGCGGCACAGGACGCCCTCGGGCAGGTGCAGCAGGCGCACGATCAGATCTCCGCCGGGACCGTCATCGGAATCGTAACAGGTGTCGTCATCGTCGCTGGGGCCCTGTACGCGCTCTATGCGCGGTGGGATGACGCTGGACGCCCGCTGCCGTCGTTCCTTCGCCCGAAGCTCGCGGTGCCGCCCCCGCATGCCGTCAACGGAGACGAGCCGTGAGCCTCCTCACCGCATTGCTTCCCGGCAGCCTCACCATGAAGACGGCGGCCATCGGCGCCGCTGCCTTCTTCGTTGCCGGCGGCCTCGTCGGCTGGTCCGCCAGCGACTACATCGCCGACGTCGCACAGCTTCGCGCTGACCTCGCCGCGGCCCAGTCCGCCCGCGACGCCTCGGACGCAGCCGCCCGGAACAACCTCGCCGCCGTCCGCCAGCTTGCCGACGCCAAGGCCCGGCAGGACGCCGCGGTGGCCGAGTTGGCCGCCGAGCGCGACCGGCTTGCCGCTGACCTGCAGGATGCCCGCGACGCCGTCGCTTCGACTCCTGGCGCCGACGACTTGGCTGGCGAAGCCATCGACCGTGCTTTCGACGCCGTCAGGAAGGGATCCAGCAGATGACCCGCTTTATCGCCATTGCCGCCGTCTCGGTGGCCATGGCCGGATGCCAGACGACGACGCCTCAGACGGCGCCGCAGATCCAGGTCGTCCGCACGACGGTCCCGCCGGCCCTCCTGCAATGCCGTGACGAACCGGCGCCGCCGAAGCGCCCGGCCACGAAGGGACAAGCCGCCCGCTACGTGCTGGACCTTGCCGACGCCGGGAGGGACTGCCGAAGCAAGCTGGGCGCCGTCCGTATGGAAGTCGAGGCGCAGGCGCAATGACGCCATCATCCGCCAAGCCGCGTCTCGATTTGATCCCCTGGGACACCATCGATCCCCTCGACATCCCGCTCGTCCACCTGTCGCGTTGGTGGCGCCGCGATCCCCGCAGCCACCTGCGGGCCGCCCTCCTGAACCTCCTGGACGGCCAGCCGCCTGAATCAGTCGTCCATCCTGTCCTTTTGCACGGCGTCGAAAAATACGGGTCGTCGTGGGACTGGCTCGACTCCTCCCGCCACTGGTCCGTGGACTATCGGGCCGCCCTCCGCCATCTACGCGCATCCGCCTCCGGCACCGTCCTGGACCCCGAGAGCGGACTCCCGCACCGCCATCACGCCGCGGCAAGGGTCGTCATGCTTCTGACGCTTGAGGTCTTGCAGGTTGGGGTGGACGACAGGCCCCGCATCTCGGCCGTCATGAGCCAGGACAGCCGGCAATCGACCTGCTAACCGTCGGCAATCAAATCAAAAATCAGTCCGACACCGTGCTGAAACAGTAGCGCACTGCGCGATTACGCGAGTCACCACGGGATGCGCTGGGCGGCGTCTCGCGAGACGGATTGGGCGTCACATGTGACGCTGCCGGAAACGCGGTAAGTCGAGGTTTTCCGCCATTCTTCGAGGATGGCGAGCAGGGACTCGACGCTTTCGACCAGGGCGTCGAAATGCCGGTCGGCAGGCGCGCGCCCTTCCGCGACGGCTCGGATTTTGATTTCTGCGTCGCGGACTTGGTCACACATGACGCGGATTTCCTGGGGGACCGACTGGACGTAGGTGCCATCATTGGGGCCGTGGATGGAAAACTGAACGAAGGGCGCGCAGCGGGCCGTCAGGATCGAGGCTTTCGCGAAGGCTTTGCCGTCGGCTTCCTTCGGCTGCTCCTCCGGCTTGGCGGCACCACGCGGTCGCCACGGGCCCCGCTTCGTCGTCGGCGCCGGGGACGCGTCGGCTTCATGACGTTGCTCGCTCGCCGTCGGCTTGGCTGGCGCCGCTGCCGGCTGGGGCCCGCGCGCGTGCCATTCGATCCGGCGGGTCGTCTGCGGCGAGACGTATGACTTCTGCCGAGGCTCGCTCGCCGACGGCTGGACTGCGACGGCTTCCCGCGGTTTCTCGATGACGACCGGCTGGGGAGCAGCCTGACGCCGAAGGAACGCAAACGGTCGATTTCGGATCTGCTGTTCCATCGATTTCCTACCCTACCATGTTCGACTTCGACGGTATTTCGTCGGACGTCTGGGGGCGTCTCGCGAGACGCTGGGTTCCGCTCGTCCCCCCGTTACTACCCCCGAAAAGTAACGGATGTTCAGGGCGTGGAGTGAGGATTTTTGGTGGTGAATGAGGTGGATTTTTCGAGGACGGCGATGAGATGTTCGACCGAGGAGAGGCGGCTGCGGAGATCGTCGGCGCGGGCGCGGGCGGCGGCCAGGAGACGGGCGTCGAGGTCGGCGGGAGGAGGCGTCGTCCGGGCCAGCCAGCGTTGGATGGTCGCCCTGGAAACATCGAGTCCGTCGGCAGCGGACACGCGCCAACCGTACCCATACAGGCGCTCCGAGACTTCAGACAATCTGTCAACAGGATCTAAAGGTAGCGTCATCATCACTCCTTCTCGGAAACAAAATACCGGTATCGATCCGGTAAGTGACGTCAGCAAACGATCAGATCCTTACTACATCTACTTCGACCATCTCTCCTCGCCTATTAACGCAGAACCTGTCCACAAAATCTCTGAGCGTTACGACGCGGTCGTCAAACCAACCGCAGTCATCCCAATCAAGGGTGTCGAGATCTATTTTATCGTCGTCGTCAATGATGACGACCTCTACCGGGATTCCCAGCGCAGCGGCAGCGGACACCCTGTGCGATCCCTCAATGGCGATCAGGACATCGCCTCCGTCGAGGACTCGGATCTTCGGGGATCCGCGCGTGATCATTTCGGCCTTCACCTCTTCGAGGTGGTCGGCGTCGGTTTCGTTGGGGATCTCGATCAGCATCGCTTGACTCCAATGAGACATAATATGTATCACCCTATTCACAATGTCAATACTCTTTTCGAGTGATGACGTTCCGCAGACGAGAACGTAAATGGTATGTGAAATTTTTTATATGAATCGTTGTGTTGCCTCTTGCAGACCATAAGGACACCATCTCTCCGGTCTGACAACACGGGAGGACATCATGCTCAGACTGCTAGGTGCCATCGCCTCTGGACTAAAACGCTCACTAACCCTTGCGTGGCAAGGCTTTCTCTACGTCGCCGATACCGCGCTCGACCTCGTCATGGCCATGGTCCCCGGCCACGCCGCCGCGCAGGAGGCCGAGGCCGCCGCCCAGGCCCAGATCGTCGCCGCGCACGACCAGGAGGCCCAGCGCCTGGAGGCCGCCGACCGCAACGCCTCGGGCGCCGCATGCCGAACCGCGGCGTCGTACCTGCTGGCGCGTCGCGAACCGCCGTCGGAACTGCGGATTTCGGAAAAGCTGCGCGGGTGGCTGCGGGCTTTGACCAGGACGGAAATCGCGGTGGTCGCTGCGACGTCGTCAGATCGGCTCGGAGAGCATATTGGCGGGAAGCGGGTGATCGCTGGATTGCCGCCGGCTGGGGATTCCGAGGCCGTCGCTAAATGGCGGCGGACGCCGGACGGCTTGCGCAAGCCCGCCCGCGGTTCGGATGACGAGGCCACGCTCAATGCCGCGATGGCGTATATGAGAAGGCTCGACGACGCACAGATGCGGCGTGAATACGCGCCTGATGAGAACCGGCTGCGGACAGAGCGGGTAAGGCTGCTGACGATCTGAGGATCAGTCGACGTATATAGAGTGCGAGATGGCGCGCCGGTTTCCCGACGCGCCTTTTCGTTTTCAGTCGAGCAGCGAAGCGAGGATGTCGTCGGCTTCCGCGTTGAGCCGGGCGGCGTCGGCGTAGGCCGCGTCGCGATGGGCGGCCATCGCGTCGATGTGACGGATGCCGCGCTGGATGCGGGAGCGGGCTGCGGAGAAAGCCGACGCGCGGATGAGATCGACGACGGCGAGGCTGGCAGCGGCGCCGACGAAGGCGCCGGCCAGCGCGAAGCCGTGGGGATTCGGACCGGTAAAGTGGGACATCGAAGCCTCCATCTGCGAGCCGTCGTCGCGTCGAATTATGGCAATACAATGTCGAACGCGCGTCGAACATTGCTACAATAAAAACCGCGGATTACCATCTGGTTAACGGGGGGATTGTCCGACTCCTGGGGAAGGCGAGATGACGGCCAAAAATCAGAAAATCGAGATCTTGCGTGAGCGCATATGCGCTCGCAGGACTTATGGACCACATTCGCTCAAGTGCGCGATCCGTCGCGAAATAGCCGATGTTGGCGTCACGCAATTTTCCATCGATGACGCGATGGGTGAATACCGCGGGCATACAAGCAAGGCGCTCGGTGAAATGTATGGTGCCGACGGCGACCCTATCGTAAGCGGCGTTTTGGCCTCATTGTCTTTCAGCTGGACGCGAGGCAGTTCTGGTGATCTCGCGGCGCGTGCGACGCTTTCGGTGAGAGCGCGCCGCTCTGACTATGGTGAAGGCTGCAAACGTTTG